TCATCAAAGTTACGTAAGATCCAACCAAGATCAGAAGTACCAGACTGGTCAAGCGATCCGTCAAAGATTTCATCTAAAATAAGAAGGTTAGTGTCAACGCTATTCTTTAACTTAGCAACACTACGCCAAGTAAGAAGAAGAGCAATGTCTATACGTGCCTTTTCACCCTCACTAAAGGATTCATACGTAAAGACATCACGGTATCTAGACTTAATAGTCTCGTCAAAGTTCTCATCTAAAGTAAAATTGACATAAAAATCCATACTTTGAAGATACTGATTAATCAGTTTATTCATCGTAGGAAGATAAGTTTTGATGATTCTAGTCTTAATACCACTATCTTTCAACAGTGTTGTAGCCACCTGTAACACATCCCGATCCTTCTTACTGGCAATACAATTCTTCTTAGTCTCCTTCTTATCAACTATCAATCCTTCTAACTTAACAAACTCTGCTTTCTTATCTGGTGTAGAACCTTCCAGTTCTTTAATCTCCTTATCAATCTCAGTAACATTATTTCTAATGGTCATCAATTGATAATTAACATTTGTTATAAGAGTGTTCCTTTCATTAACTTGTTGTGATAACTCAAGAAATTTTTCACTCCTCTTTTCTTCTGCTTCAATTGCTGTAGTCAGTTCTTCATACCCACCATGCATTTCCTCAAGTTTAGACTTACCATTTTCTATCATCTCATGCCTAAACTCATCTGATAAATCCTGAGTACATGTAGGACATACATGATTATCCTCAAAGAACTTATGCTCCTTCTTACAATTCTTTAATTTTGTGTTTAACCTTATTAATATTGTATTTAATTTCTTTAGTTTACTAGAGCTTTTAGAATAATCTTCCATCTCTTTGGAGAGATCTTTAACTTCTTCTGTGAGATTGTGAACATATTCTGTAGAGGTTTGTTCTTCATCATGATATTCCTTAATCTTTTCTTTCTTTTTATCAATCTCTGCTTCTGTTTTCTTCTTCAACTCTAACATATATTGCTTCTGGAGTTCTATCTTTTCTTCCAAAAGATGTAATTGATAATCTAGATCCTTTATTTCTTCGTTGTTCTCTCGTATCTTATCCTTCAACCTACCATTCATAATAGAGAACACTTGAATGTCTAAGATATCCTCAATGATTTCTCTACGTTGTGCTCCTGGTAAACGCATGAAAGGAACAAAGGTACTAGATCCTAACACTACAATCTGTGTAAAAGACTTGTAGTTCATCTTTAAAATACCCTGTTCAAAATTCTTCTGTTGATCTACTGCCTTAGCATCCTCATCCCAAGGTTCACCATTACAAAAGATCTGAAATTTATTTGGTTTGATACCACGTATAACTCTATACTTATTATTACCAATATGAAACTCTATCTCAACCATAGTGTCTTTCTGATTGACACTATTAACTAACATACTCTTACTAATTTTTCTGAATGGTCTCCCAAACAAAGAAAAGGTCAACGCATCTAAGATGGTTGACTTGCCCGATCCATTAGTACCGACAATTAAATTAGTTCTAGAAACCTGAAGATCTACCTCAGAGAATACATTCCCTGTTGAGAGGAAGTTCTTCCAACGAACTTTTTCAAAAACAATCATTCTTTAGTAACTATATCAGGTGGTATAATAAGATCATCAGGAGTTATAATTGAATACTTCTGATTTTGTGCTCTACATGAATTAATAATATGTTCTGCTTCTGCTTCTAATACTTCCAATTCTGGATTCTCTTCATCCTCTGCTAATTGCATTACATAACGATCAGCATCATCACCCTCAACAAAGAGAGGAACTATACGTTCATCCTTTGCATCAAACACAGAGTATATACCTTGTGGATGGTTCTTGAGAGTAATTACAAACATAGATTATACTACCTCGCATGATTCTATGTATAGTGATTGCATCAATTTCTTAAGATCGGTTTTATCTACAGACAAATCAATCTCATCTATGTACTCACTGAGCAATGTCAGTGTGTCTTTCACGTCCAAGTCTACATCATCAACCGCTTCTGTGTCAACCAATGTTTCAACGATCTTAACATCATGGACTCCTGTGCGATAGAGTTTGTCCACGAAGTCTTCAAATTTCGTATAACTACGCTTCTCTTCAACAATAACTTTAACAAAGCTATCCTTAAAATGATCTGTATTGAAGTTGGAGTAATCGTTCTCAACATCGTTGTAGAAAACCTTCTGGAATATTTCAAACGGATTCTTAATGAATCTAAGTTTATCGGTTTCGGTATCATAGATATGAAATCCCCTTTGATCTTTGTAATCGTTCCAGAACATCTGATAAGGGTTACCGAGGTATTGTACATTACCTCTCTTTGATCTGTGATGAAAATGTCCAGACCAAACACGATCATACTGTTTAAACACAGATGGATCTAGACCACCATGATCATACATCATTCCAGGTGTCACTTCAAAACCATTCATTTCTAAGTGACCACATACTATACTAGCATCTGAGTTTTCTATTGCTTTCATAGACTCCTCTTTATTATCAGAGTTGATCCAAGGAAGCATCAAAAATTTCTTACCACCTTTATTAAGTTCTGTTACATCTGTATATATGGTGATGTTATCATAGTTTTCTAAAAGAAGTTCTGGGGAATTAATCTTACTGGTATTCTTATAATACGTAGTATGATTACCAAGAATCATGTGTACATCAAGCCCTTCAAGTCTGTCAAAATAATTTGTCTTAATGCGATTAAGAGTATTAAAGTCCACAGACTTTCTGTTATCAAATGTGTCACCCAAATCAAAGACTGTGGTGATACCCTCTCGTTCAAGAGTAGGGAAAAATATTTCATCATAAAATTTTTGCCAGAAGTTCCAGAATGCTAGTGATCCTTTACGACCATCTAGATGCTGATCTGTAATGACTGCTATCTTCATTTCTTAGTAGTATTACTTCTTGTTCTATTAATGATAGAGATAAACTTGTCACCAGCAAATGTACCACCAAGACACACATCAATCTCATCACCATCTAACCAATTCATATCACCATTCATTTTAGTATGAAGCATGGCTTCTTGAATTTTGTCTATAACGTCTTGTGTTAATTTCATATACTGCTCTGGTATCTGGATATAATTCTCTCATCTTTTGTACTACTGCTAATTGTACTTCAAGGAGTTCCATAAGGTTTTATAATAATACGATTGTTTTTATAGTCTGCTATAAATTCTAATGCAACTTCGTGATCCCACATGAGTTCTTCGTACATTGCATTTAAACGATCCATGTCTTCCCATAAATCATTCAGGTGTGGAGGCAAATGATCTTCTTCATCCATTAGCGGTTCATTTTAATTTCTATGTTTTCTTTTATACTACCCATATCAGATTTAGATGCATTCATTCCTTGCATGTCACCAGTATATGAATCGGTATGCATTACCTCATCATAACCTGACTTCTCAAGAATCTTATTCTTAATCTCCATCTGCTTTTTCTCTTTTTGAATACGTCTAAGAAAAGCATAATAAATTATCTGAGTGAAATAAGCAAAAGGATTTGATGATTTCTCTGGGTTAAAATTATCTATGTACTGTAAGCAGTTCTCTATGCCATCACATATCATATCCTCACGGAACATGTAATTGACAAAGTTTGGTTTGTATGATAAATGTGTGGCAATCTTCAAGAAGCACTCGCCAATATAATTTGGTACACGAGGACGGGGATCTTCTGCCTCACGTGCCTTTATAACAGCATTACGGTAGACAGTAATTGCTTCTAGAAACTCTTTATTGTTGACGTAATATTCTGTTTTCTTTTTCATTCGTGGCATGACTGCTCCCTTAAGTATAGGTGGAAATGACCAAATTGTCAAGGGGGCTTGACAACCCCCGACAAACGTAGTAGACTAACTCTGTCAAGGGTTCAAGGATGAGTCTAGCTTCTTTTATATAGATCTTCTAGAGCTTGTTTTGTTTTATTCACGGAACCTAAGTGACCCATATCACGAGTAAAATGATGTGGAACTTGAGATTCTTTAAATTGATTTAACTCAACAGCATGTCTCTCAACTGATTGAGTATAGAAGTTTTGAATATTAACATCCTCAACCTCAGTCATAGTAAGAACATGTTTCTTAGGAAGAACAAACATATGATCAAAGGTAGAATGAATCCATTCATTTAAAGCAAACCCTGCTACTCTTATATTCTTTTTAGTAGCATCTATTCTACTGACAGACATAGGACTTTCAAGCACAAGACTATCATCATCTGGCATGTAAGAAACTTTAGATATAAGTTCCTCACCAGTAATAAGTTTGATTGTTGCTATAAAATCTGGTTCCATTATCCTGCTTTTAGATTTATATTAATAACTTCATACTTAAAATTTTCTTCGTTGTATATATTTACTCTTTCGTTTAAATGTTTTATAGTATAGTTCTGTCCACCTATATCATCTGCTATATCATATAGTGTTGCTATATCCTTTCCTTCTCCTCTTCTAAGGACTCTTCCGATTGATTGGAGGTTTCTGATTCTGGATTTTGAGGGACTAGCAAATATGATATTATGGAGACGTTTAATATTAATGCCTGTAGAGAAAGTACCATAAGAGGCCACAATAATTGCATCGTTTTCTTGCTCCGTAATTAATCTAACTTCTTCACGGTCTTCAACCTCCGTGCCACCATGTACAAAGAATACCTTCCGATTTTCTTTAACATTACTATTTATCAAATCATACAAAGGCTCTCCATGCTTTTCTATATAATTGAACAGCACAAGAGTGTTACCATCTAAGTCTCTTACTAAATTTTTAATCAAGTTATTCCTTCCCTT